TCCAGAAGTATGGATGCCAAATATATGGTTTTTTCTAAGAACGGTTGCGCATTCCTATCCAGATAATCCCAATAAAATAATCCAACGTAAATATTACGATTTTATACAGAATCTTCCATTGTTCATACCACATACCGAATGGAGAAAGACCTTTAGTAATACCTTGGATTCTTTTCCCGTAACACCCTATTTAGCCAATCGCGATTCCTTTTTTTTCTGGATTCATTTCATTCAAAATCGAATGCATCGACTCATGGGAAAAGAAGAACATACCTTATTGCAACATATGGATCATTATTACAAGGAATATTTACCAAAAGAAATCATTTTATCTCGCAAATTAGGTATACAAAAAAAATATATTGTAATGGCATTTATTTTTTTATGTATCGGTTTTATTGCAACGACATATATAACCTAATAATATAAGAAGAAAAGAAAAGAAAAAAGATGCGAATGGAAATCATTTTATTTTTAATTACTGCGTTTTTAGTGGCAAATGTATATACGGACGGTAAATATTGGAAATTACTATTATCCTGGAAAAAATATTACCAAATGGCGGGAATTGTGTTAGGTGCTTTTGTGCTCTATTGGTTATTAAAGAAAAACCCGAAACGAGCAAATGAAATGATACGGACTTCCAATGAATATTTGAAATATTTACCAATCGATGGTGCGACCAGTAGTTTTATTTCACCCATTTTGGATTTTACTGCAAAACAATCATATGGAGAAGCGGTTGCAGGAGGTGCGGTCAGTGGTGCTGCTGCTGCAAACCCCATATTGAATTTATTTCAACCGGGACCAAGCTATGCGGAAAAACGGATCTTACAATCTGGGATGACAATGTCGGATGAAGCTCCTTTACGACAAAAAACGAAAAGATCTGTCAGTGAAACCAAGAAAAAATTCGTAGCATCCAAACAAAATTGGAAATGTGGGGATTGTGGTGAACAATTATCGGCATGGTTCGAAGTCGATCATAAAATCCGTCTGGAATATGGAGGAAGTAATCATATAGATAATTTAGTCGCTTTATGTAGAGAATGTCACGGTAAAAAAACGACGATTGAGAATTTGTAAAAGATAAGATAAAAGTATAATATAATAGGAGTTTAGCCATGGATTTTACGATGGATAATATAAAAAATAAAATAAATTCTCCTACCTTGAATTCTTTTAGTAAAATCGTTATGGAATATGCAAGAGTGATTATAATTATCTTATTTATAGGATACGTAATTGCGGTTATATCGATTGCCGTAAAATCTTTTGATACCTTTATGTCTCAACCATTTGCGATTATCATGTTGATTATGGTTCCTGTAATAATAATATCGGTTATGTATTTTAGCATTGGTGAAATGAGTTTCAGTTACAAAACGATTGCCGTTCTTTCTGTCTTAGGAGTGTCTGCATTTATTGGTTTTATATTATATTATTTCATTGCTACTCCACCTTCCACGATTATATCCAAAACCATTTCTTATTTCAGTATTTTAGTCGCATTTGCGATTATTTTAGTAGGATTAATGATTTATTATAATGTATTTACGAATAATATTAAAAAACAAAGAGGATGGGCCGGTTTTTTCATTAATTTGCTTTTTTACATACCATGTTTAATCAGCGATTATATTCTATATCTGTCGAGTGAAATTCAGGGAACTCCGTCCATTGTATTTCTCTTGTTTGTTGTCGAAATTTGTTTATTTTTATTATATGTATACATACCGACCATTATAAATGCAATATATATTCCTACTGGAATTTCGATTCTAGAGAATCCTGCCTATTTAACTCCCGAGAATCAATTAACTACCAGCACCACCTTTTTAATAGACTCACCTATAACCGCACCTATAATATCCGATATTTCATCCAATGTGAATAAAATATACAACTCCAATTTCTCACTATCTATGTGGATATTTATCAATAATACGATTTTAGGAACAAATGAACAAGAATCCATTATTTTCAAATATGCAAATGCAAATGGAAAGGATTTTTATGGTAAACCATCCATCAGTTATTTAGGAAATGATAAATGGCGATTTATATTTACCAATAATCCAGGTAACAAACCCGGGACAGATTTAAAAACCTTTCCATTACCGGAATATATTGTAAATATGCCGTCGCAAAAATGGCATAATGTCGTTTTTAACTATGAAGATAATAAAGTAAATTTATACATCAACGGTTCTTTAGCAAGAACCATGGATATATCTTCTCGTTTACCGATCAAAAATGCAGAGGATGTAATTATTGTAGGTTCCAATCCTCCATTAAACATACCAGGTGCCATTTGTAATATAAAATATCATAAAACGCCATTATCTTCTTCGCAAATAGCGAGAATTTATAATATTCTTTATAAGTTTAACCCTCCTGTAAATAATCTACAATAACAATATATACATGAATTATACGTTTATTGTTTTAGGAGTAATTCTAGTAGTCGTATTATATATTTTATATACTACGTTAATGAAACCAACTTCCGTAATAAGTTCCAAAACTTATTTACAAAGTATACCAGAACCAGTTCCGCTAAGCACATTAACCAATTCTACTTCTATGGATTATTATTATTCCTTATGGATCTATGTAAATAATTTAAATACACCTCCCACGAAAAATGCAAAAACAATGCCGACTGCGTTAACTAGCATAAATAAAACAATTGCAAATAATATCTTTTATGTTGCGGATACTAGTGGAACACCATTAAAGGTATTTTTATCATTAGATATTGGAGTGAATACATCATTAACCACGAATGTATTATTGAAACAAGCGGGTGATACGGAAAAATTAAAAGAATATGAAATAACGCCTAGTTTTCCGTTACAACGATGGGAATTAGTGATAATTAGTGTAAGCCAGAATTATATGGATTTATATTTAGACGGAAAATTAGCAAAATCTGTGAATATGAATGTAAATCCAGTTACGCCATCCGTGAATGTAGATAATCCAGCATCTATTAATTTTGGAAATGGGGATATTTATATCGCGGGATTTCAACGTATTTCCAAATCGATGGATCCACAAACGGCATGGAATATGTATTTAAAAGGAAGTGGACAAAATGCATATACAAATAATTACGGTTTAAGTATGACATTATCTCATAATAATACACCTCAGTCTACGTTTACCTTTTTTTAGAACTTCTCTCGAATAGATATATTTTTATTTTATTATATTTTACGATAAAAATATATATTATATTATAAGTAAATAGATATAATAGAATGAGCGAACCAAAGACAGTAATAGAAAATGTGAAAGAATATATTCCAGATACGAATACGGTGAAAGAAACATTTCAAAATGCATCCAATACCGTTTCCACTGGATTTGAAAATGTGAAAAACAGTGTTCAAGATACTTTAGGCGAATTTTCCGAAAAAGGACCAATGAATGCCAGTAATGATTTTTTAGAAAGTAACGGTTTATTTGCAAAATTTGCATTTATTATTTTAGTGTTGATTGTATTTTTGTTTTTATTTAAATTAGGATTGCAACTTATTTCTTATTTTTCTCAGACGGCAAGTAGTCCTTATGTTGTTCAAGGATTATTAGATGGAGACACCCAAGTGGTGATTCCTCAAAATCCGTCGGCAACCGATGCCGTCCCTATTCTACGCTCGGTAAATGAAACGACCGGAACGGAATTCACCTGGTCTATTTGGCTAATGTTGCAATACAATAAAGCGAGTGAAAAAGTCGATTGTATTTTTGTCAAAGGAACCAATGCATTTGATATTTCAGGAGGAGGACATAATTCCAATAATGGACCTGGATTATATGTAGTTAAAGAACCTGAATTTAGTACTGACCCTGCCGTAAAAATGGTGATGGGACAAGTGAGTATATTATTTACGATGGATATGATTAAAGGCGATAAAGCAATAATTGAGATTCGTGGATTACCTTTAACGAAATGGGTGCATATCGCATTTCGTTTAGAAAATATGGTGATTGATGCCTATGTGAATGGAGTAATAAAAGAAAGAACTCAACTAACCAGTGCACCAAAACAGAACTATTATGATATTGTAGTTGCACCAAATGGTGGTTTCCAAGGTGAATTATCGAATCTACAATATTTTAATAGAGCATTAAATGTATTTGAAATTAATAATATAGTAATGTTTGGACCGAATTTGACGAATAGTAAATATTCGAATACTACCAAAAATGCCACCGGTAATTACAGTTATATTTCGAATAACTGGTATAATTATTTCAAATAAACGTTTGAAAAGGATAGTTCAGTTCCAAAAATATTTATTTACGGTTGTAAAAATAAATATTTATATAGTGTCAATCTATATATGAGTTTTTTAAGTATAGCATCGTTATGTGATCAACGTAGAAAACAACAACAAACCAATTATTTAAGATTACCACCCAGAATCGAATCGCAAACGAATTCTCCCTATTTAAGTGGAAATGTAACCAAAATGCAACTAGATATGCGTAGAAAAGCAGAAGTCTTACAGTATAATCATGGAAATACAAAAGTGAATCAAATGACAAAGAAAGAAAGATTCGCACTAGTTATGAAAGGAAAAACACAATCGGTTTCCAAATCCTATATTTCTGCAAATGCTTATATATCTAATGTGCAAGGAATCGTGTTGACTTGTAATAATACAAATTTACCAATTACGACTCCTTCTTCTGCATGTGGAGTTCCAAATGATTATATTAATAATGTAAATACCTTATACTTGGATCCTAACGTGGAATTATATAATTACATAAATCCGGTTCTAACTCGTTCTTATGGAATTAATAATCCTTCTTTATTAACCAATGTAATATTAAATTCAAATTATACCAATATCAATACGAATAACATTACAGCGACTTCTTCCAAAATTAGCACCGTTGAATTTACAGAAGCCATCGTTAATCAATCCTATAAATTGACGTTTTCGAACATTCCTTTGGCATTAAATATATACATGGATATTAGTGGATCATACATAGATGATAGTGGAAAATTGATAGATAATAATGGAACAAACGTATATATAAGTGGAAAAGACATACATATAGATACATCGTTTGATTCGATACAAATAAAATCGATTCTTTTAAATACTGTGTATAATAACCAAATCGTAACATCGGATACTATATATACTTACGATACTAGCAAATTAGTTACGAATTATACCGTGGATATTTCGACAAATGCAAATAGTAATAGTCCTGCCGGATCTTTTTTTATTGGGTATTTAAGCATATCCAATATTACATTATTTGCAGATCCTGGATATTTTTACGATTTTCAATTGTTAATAGAGGTAGAACATCCAACCTCTATTAAAATTAGTGAATACAATACAATTGAAAACATTAGTGCGTATGTAGTCGCAAATGTAACATCGGATTATTTAATAAATAATACACCCTATCATTGTGAGTTGAAGAATACATTACCTATACCAGATACATTAGGAATCTTTACAATTACAGCGGTCTAATCTAATTCTGGGTAAAGGTTGGATTTAGGCACATTTTCTGGGAAGGAAATACTTGACCAGACATACATTTATCACTATCGGTGATTTCTACACATCCGCGTTTATTTTGATATTCTCCCACTAAACACCAGTTCCATTTATCCGCAGAAATCGGCTTTTGAATATTATTTTCACTACTATCTGGTTCTGGTTCCGTAGGCGGTTCTGTAGGAGTATTTGGAGGAGGAGTTGGCATATCAGTGATGGTTGGAGTTGGAGTTAGAGTTGGCATATAAGTGGTGGTTGGGGATGGCATGGTTTTATTGTCTCCTTTTAATAATCCACCTACATTATTTAGTGCTCCATCTACTAGATCAATACCTCCTTTTGCTACATCTGCAGAAACATCCGACACTTTATCTAAAGCGGTTCCTGCACTATATCCCAATGCATTTAAAAATTGAGTAATCACCGGTCCAAAGAAATTTGCGAGATTCTGGAAAAAACTGCCTAAAATATTAAATATATTTAATCCTGAAATAATAATTAATAATAATAGAAGAAGTAGAATAATAAGAACCGTTTGCATATTCACAACAGAAGAGGGCGAGGATAACGAAGTCATATCTGTGAAGGTGGAGTTAGTAGTAGTAGTAGTAGTAGTAGAGGAAGGAAATAAATCATTGTTAGGCGTATTAAAATATGGTTCTTCCACTCGATTCATATATATTTATATTGTCGAGAGAAAAAACCGTGAAAGAAAACGATATTCGATTCAATTCAATTGCGTTAAACTCCTTTTTTTCTTATGTATGAATAATATAAAAATGTCGTTCTTTCCATTTATTGAAGGTATTTTTTATTTGAGTTTAGGCATAATTATAGTTCTTATTTTTCTAATAGTATTTCATTTTAAACAGAGAATTGAGACTTTAGAGAAAAAGAGTTTTCTTTTTACAGAAATGTATAATAATTTAGTAAAAGAATTGAATATTGTGAAATCGTTTATATGTTCTCCTCCTGCCATGCAACAAAAACAAAATATTGTATTTTCAACTATACCAAATGGACCGACCACGACCGATGTAGATATGAGTCCTTATAAAAAAATCATTGTAATGGATAAAATTAACGAAGAAGATGATGATGAGGATGAGGATGAGGACGAGGACGAAGAGGAAAGTGATGACGAGGATACCATTAAAGATTTCGAGATAAATGAAATGGAGAATATACCAATGGAAAGTATTGATTTAGAGGTTCAACCGATTCATGTTATCAAAATCGAAAAGGAAGATGAAAATCCAATGGTCGATATCGATATGAATATGGATGTGGATATCGATGTCAATGTTGAAATCATTCCCAAAGAACCAACCATCTCTTATACGAAATTAAATTTAAATGAATTAAAAACACTGGTTATATCTAAAGGACTATCCACGAATCCAAATAAAATGAAAAGAGCAGAGTTGTTAAAGTTATTGGAAGAAACGATTTAGACAATATAAATCCATCTTTTTTTATATTGGAATAATATAAAAAAAGGAAATCGAAACATGTTTTCATTTTTAAAAGGAGAGAATATGAATTGTGCTTATCCAGATATTCGAGAGACATTACCTGCATCTACTTTAGGATATCAAACCAATAATCGTTTTCAACATTTCCCGCCAAAAATGGCAGATGGAAGATCCATTCTCTCTACTTGGAGACCAGAATCGTTTATGAATGACGATTTAATCAAGATAAATAATATTCAATCGAATTGGCAATATCGTCGTTATATTCAAAACAATGCAAATGAAATCATAAAACAGAATCAATTGGAAGCATTGAATGATACTGGATATTATAAATGCGACCCTATTCCAGAAACGACATATAACCAGCTAAATGGTCCAAAACGGTTTGCTTCTTTACATGAAATTTCTCCCACCGAAACAGATTCCGATTTAAAAGAGTTGTATTTATCGAGAGAAAGATTAGACTCTAGGAAAATAGCGCCAGAAATAACCCAAGCGGAATTGTTAGAAAAATACGGGGTTCCATTACGCCGATAAATTCTCCGGCGTTCTCTCGAAAATAGATTGAACATACGTCATAATATTGTTAAATCGAAATGTTTTTTGAAAAAGATCTTTACAACGGACAATCATTCTCTCACATTCCACTGGATGATCTTCACACCAATGATATTTTTCCTGTAAATCAGAGAAATCATCGGCAATCGGGATATAATGCACCCATGGTATATAATCGTCGTAGAACCATTGTCGCCATGGACTTTTCGTTTTCATAATGACGGAACCGGAATTGAGTTTCCAAGCAGTAGCATCCCAAGTGCATGCATTCCCATCCACGTCTAAAATATATTTATAATTCACCATTTCTTTATTATCGATCCATAGTTCATAACCATATACTACATTATCTTTACACACGTGATCTGTATAAAAATACTGTCTGGGAGACATCTCTCCAATATTGGGATGTTCTGTTTTACAAGTAAGAAAATTATATTTACCGCCTCTCTGCACGCGACAACCAAAAATGATTTGATTTTTCTTTTTACAAAAAGGAATACCACGATGGAAAGAACGGAATGGATTGTATAAATTGCAGTAAATATAATGCCGATCTATCGTATCGATGGTAAATGGCATATTTAGGTGATTCGACATGCCTAAAATCCATTTATTTTTGTAAAACACGGGATATTCTTGTAAATTATCCAGAACAATTCGTTTTCCATCATGATATTCCGTAATGACTTTAGGAATCGTTCGATGGAGAGAATGGTAATTTTGTTCGAAATATCCGTCATTCGCACAAATGACGAAATGATATTTTTGTTCGGGAGGGAACGTCGCGAAAAACACACGCGCGATTATTTTGATACAATGCACGATTTCAAAATAAGACCCGAATTTCTCATTATACATGTAAATCCGGCCATTCTTAAATCCAACTGCATATAAATTATCGGGAAGTTTAGCATATATTTCCGTATCAAAGGCTATTTCGAATTCATCTTTCGACATTTTATCGACGGGAATCGAATCTCTGGGAACGAGAGAATAGGATTTTGGAATTTCCGTTTCTCTCGTAGACGCATAGATGTCGAAATCGGTTTCGATTTCTATTTCGACTGTTTTTTCAGGAGAAGGATCTACGGTAATAATGTTGGTGATTTCTTTCTCTCGATAATGAAGGAGAATTTTCAGGGTTTCATTCCATCCTATAGGTTGATCTAATCGAGTAATAATAATGTTGTAATGACGGCTATCGATAAACGCGGTGGTAACGTGAATATCGGTATAATCATGACAGAAATTTGGGTGATATTCATACAGATCTACGTCGATTTTTTGGACTTGCTTTTGGAGAGACATGTTGTTATTAAAAGATACTATTTTTTTATATATTTTTATACAAAAAAAGTTAATAAGAAGATGGGAATTTAGAGAAATGCCTAAATTAATCAGTTTCGATATTGGAATTCGGAATTTAGCCTATTGTATTTTTGATCTATCTTCGTCGCCGATTTCCATTTTGGATTGGAATGTGTTAGATATTTCTCTCAAACCGAGAGAAAAGGACCATCTATCTTCGATAATAGAAACAAAAACATGTATATATACGCTATCTTCTAAACGAACACCATGTTCTAAAAAAGCGAAATATATTTTGGAAAATGGCCAAGACACTCCCTGTTTTTGTGAAAAACATGCGAAAATATCCGGATATTGTCTCCCTTTAAAAGAATTCGAGAGAACGCAAATAAAAAAAATGTCGGTAAATTCTCTCGACGATTTTATTGTAAAATGGAAAATCCCAATGGATTTAGGCGAAAAAAAAATCGCTCCGAAGGGTGAAAAAGTAGAGACAATTTTACAATGGATACACAAACATGTTTTACAGAAATTAGGAGATTCAGGAAAACCCAAAAAAAAGGGGGCTTTGGATTTTATTCAAATTGGGAGAAATATGGCAGATCATCTCTCGAAAATGGATTTAGAAGATATTCACTATGTCGTCATTGAAAACCAGATTTCTCCCATTGCAAATAAAATGAGAACGATTCAAGGAATGGTGGCTCAAATGTTTATTTTACAAAAAGTTCCGACAATTGAATTTGTTTCTTCTTCGAATAAATTGAGAGAATATTTAGGAGAAAGTAAAAAGGGAAAAACGGAAAAAGAAGGCGTGAATCCAGACTATAAACAACATAAAAAAGAGGCCATTACGTATACCCGTCAATGGTTAGAATCGCCTAAATCCGGATTTTCGAATTGGAAAACGTTTTTCGATACGTATCCTAAAAAACAAGATGATTTAGCCGATGCATTTTTACAGGGGATTTGGTATCTTCGAAAGAAAATAGGTATTTCTCTCGAAAAATAGGGAGAATGGAGAATAAAAAAGAGATAAAGATATTTATATTTAACAATGCGGTAAATATAAATATAAATAATGTAATCTAAACATAATAATAGAAATGGAAGTAATTGATATTGGATTAGACGACTTGGATTTCAATAAACCTTCCACTCCTTCGGTGAATTTCGGTGGAGGAATTGAATTATTAATGAATGAGAAAAAACGAACCTCTTCGAATTCCAATATGAAAATCGATTTAGATGAATTGGATAATTTAGAGAATGAATTGAATGCATTGTCGGGAGTCAAACCCGTCAATATGCCAGAAACCCCTTCTACAAATTCCAAAACCATTGGAGGTTTAGGAAATAGTTTTGGAAATTTCTTTGGATTTGGAACTACATCAAAAGAACCGGTAGCGAGTGAACCTAGTAATTCCAATGTAGGACAAGCTACTGCAGAGTCTGTAAACAATACATCGAAAACCTGGGATGGATTTACTAAAATGGGAGCCGAAATTCCTAAATCCTCTTCCTCCGCCAATATGACCGAGAGAGAACGCCGTCGTAAGAAGCGAATGATGATTAAGAAATTAGAAGAATGGTATGAAAAGGGAACGATTAAAAATTCCAGTCGATTTACCATGGATTCGAATTACGAGGAAGTGGAAGATGAATATGAAGGAGCTTTAGAAGATAAGCGAAAGAAGGATTCTATTAAATTACAAGGATGGTGGTTTACTACCGTGGTAAATACCATTGAATATGGAAATGCATTTTTGAATCCATTTGATTTGAATCTAGATGGATGGGGAGAACAAGTCAGCGAAGATTTAGACAGTTATGAGGAAATTTTCGCGGAATTACATGAGAAATATAAGGGTGGTAAAATGGCACCTGAGCTTTCGCTTTTACTACGTCTAGGATTCTCTGCTGCAGTAGTGAATATGAGCAATAAGATGTTGAGTTCTGCTACTCCCGGATTTGGGGATGTCATGAAACAGAGTCCGGAATTGATGCGTATGTTTACCAATGCAGCGGTAGATACTATGAGTAAACAGAGTCCTACTTTCGAATTTGCTAAAAATATGATGAATCCACCGGAACAAGTGTCTACCAAATATGGACCTCCACCTGCGTCCGTAGAAACGAAGAATATGGGAAATATGGCAAACAGAGCACAAGCACCGCAACAAATGCAAGTCCCAGCGGGTCAAGGAATGCAATTCACCCAAAACCCTGGATCACGTCCCGATTTAGCCGCAGCTAGACCAACTCCAGTATCCAATATGTTTCGAGAACAAGGAGTCGATATCCAAAACAATTACCAATCCGCAGCTACTGCACCTGCACCAGTTCCTACTTCCAGACCAGAAATGCGAGGACCACAAATGACCGATATTGATAATTTACTTTCAGGATTAAAAACCAAACCGGTATCTGTGCAACAACCACCAATGGATAATTTTACAGTAGATAATGGAGCGGATTCTATGATAAGTGTTACTTCTCTCAAAGATTTGGATGGAGGAAATATGCCGAAACGAAGTAATCGTAAACCCCGCCAAAATAAATCCGATAAAAATACCGTTTCATTAGATATTTAAAAAATGATTTTTTCTAAAAAAGATTAAAAAGAATCATTTACCTTTAGGAAACATGGATACAAATATAAAACCAGAGGACGATTTTGAAAAAAATGGATATGTAGTAATACGAAATGTGTTGGATCCAGAATTACTGAAATATGTAGCAACACAAATCAAAATGATTGAAAAACTTCTTTGTTTACAAAATAATGTAAAACCAGAAGATTATGCTTTTGCAGATTCACAAACACCAACATCCTTTACGTATTATTCAGCATTAACTACGGAAACATTATTAGAAACTATGACCAAAAAAATAGAAAAAATAGTAAATAAATCCTTATTTCCATCGTATTCTTATTTACGAATTTACTACAAAGATTCTACTTTAGCAAAACATAAGGATCGCTCGAGTTGTGAATATTCCGCAACTATTTGTATTACTATAGATGCGGAACCATGGGATATATGGTTCGAAACAAAAGAATGTGTAGAAAAACAAATATTTTTACAACCAGGCGATATGATAGTTTATAAAGGAACAGAATTGGTTCATTGGAGAAATAAATATGAACATAATGAACAAATTCAAGTATTTTTACATTATGTAAATGCGTATGGACAATACGCAGAATATAAATATGATAAACGACCAATGTTAGCAACTTGTAGAAATGATTAGTTTATTTTTTGATAAATCCATCCCGTAATAATATATTTATTACTTGAAATAGGCATTCTTCCACAATGAGGAAAAGTCCATGACGCAGGAAATAATATCAGTTTACCTTTTTCTGGTTTTATTTTATGATCATTCCAAAAAACTGTTTCACCACCTTCTTCAACGTCATTTAAATACCATAAATACGTCATGATTCTATATTCATTTTTTTCGACATTAATATTAGAATCGTTATGATAAACATATCTTCCTTCGTTTTTTATATAACGTTGAACCATAAAATTATAAAAAATAACATTTTTTTTATCTATTGGTAAAAAACTATGTTCAGTATTCTTATAATTTTCACAATTGGATAAATTATCTAAATATTCATCTATATTTTGTGTTAATACTTTTAATAAACATTTACGAATTTTATACCATTCTTCACAATTGTTTGGAATAATAAAATCGGTTGTATCTTTTGTATCTTTTTGAACACCACCTAATGTTAATCCAATATATTTGTCAGGTTCATCTTCAAATTTAGAAATAATTTCATCACATAAATCGTGACAAATAGAATTCGATTTAATAAATATAAAAGATTCCATTATTAACTAAATATAAAATTATTTTTATATTATTATATTAATATAATGTCAAAATTCCAATATGATAAAGTAGATATAACAACATTAGTAAAATCTGGACCCGCAACAAATCCAGTTTCACCAAGATATACTAAATTACCAGGTGATACTGGATCAAAAGTTGCAGATTTATATTTAATTACAACTATTGGATATAAAGATAGTGTATTAGGAGAACCTAATTTAGCTTATTATTATATGCCATATACTGTTGTATTAGATACAGTAGGAACATCCAATTATACATGTCCAATAAATTTTAAAAATTTTAATGCTATAATAATTGGAGGAGGAGGTGGTGGTGGTGGTAGTGCAGGTGTGCTTGGTGATACAGGTTATATCATGGGTCTTACGGCATATGGTGGTGGTGGTGGTAGTGGAGGTGCAGGAGGAACCTATGTATTAAACACCCGCCCACGTGTTCCAGATAATAGAGTGTTTACCTATACAGTTGGTGGTGGTGGTGGAGGAGGAAATGGATTCTATATGGGAAGAAAAAAAGACGATTATAGGGACGCTAATGGTGGCGGCATAGGAACTGCTAGTGTATTATTAACATATACTGGAGCTGCTGGAAATGGAGGCGCTGGCGGAACAGAAGGTTTTGGAACCGGACCTCGTAATAAAGGTGCGGATGGGGGTCAAGGAAATGGTGGTAGTGGAAGTGTTTCAACATATAATGGAAGCAATGGAGTTGGTGGATCAAAAGATAACGAAGTAGCTGGCGGATTAATAAATTCGTATGATAATAAGGTTCCTACCGAATATGGTTATGGCGGAAAGGGAGCGGAAGGAGTTTATGGACCTACTGGAGACAACAATACAAATGAAACTGGTGCGGATGGTAATAATGGGGGTGCTGGTGGATCAGGTTACATTGCAATTTATTTATTTAGAGATCCGTAATCATAATTCTACATCTAAAAACGCAACCAAAACATATCTTGTTCCCTTGGTTATTTTCATTCCAGTATGATTTACTCTCCCTGAATGGACTAACATATCTCCTTGTTCTAAAGAATAATGCATACCATCTTCAAACATTGTTCCACCACCTTCGTAATCACATGGATTACTTAGAACAATCCCAAAAGACAAAACACTACCATCTTTATGAACTTCTAATTCATTTTGCATATTTTCATGATATTTCACTAAAAATAAATCACAAATATTTATTTTACTACCTTCTAGTCCATACATTTTAACTATTTTATCCAAATTAAAAGGTAAAGATGATAAGATAAAACTAAAGATTGTTGGAATATCTTTTACAGGTAAATCCGTAGTAGGATAGTTTTTATGTCGACTAGTGGTCCATCCTCCATTTTTAGCAGCATGTTTTTCTCCTTCTTCCACTATCCATTTACAAATATCAGGGGTATATACTTTAGGAAAAACACAACGTTGTAAAAAACGATTAATGGTAAACGCACCATCATTTTTAATAAAATCTAAATCTGCCTGAACATTTTTTTTCTTGTCAAGAATGATTCCTAATTCTTTTTTCTTAAAATGTATCGAAATATTTTTATAAACAGAAACATCTGTTATTTCTAAAAACTTTTTATTGTTTTTATCATATAGTAAATCATTAAAAATCGAAACGTTGATTTTAGAATCATCTTTTATTTCTATATTATGTAAAGCATCCACCACCTCTGTAAATGTCAAATCTATATTACTTCCAACCACATTCGAAGTATAATATTCCACATTGGTAGGTTTGCGTGTATTCCATATGTTTACAGCTAAAATATATCTGAGCAAATTTTCATTTTTATCTAAAGAGGTAACCCCGTGATATTTACTACCATCAAACGAAATATGTTTACCTTTTTCAGGAAAAATAACAGAGAATCCGGTTTGTTCATCAAAATCTTTATATTTATATTCTTCATAACTTACATTGGAAATAAAGGTAGGATCAGCATGATCATTTAAATAAGTAATACAGGATACCAACGGATGATAATATTTTTTATTTTCTTTTTTTTCATACTCATCACAATCTAAATGAAAATTATGAATATCGGAAGTATTTTTCAACCAAAATTCAACATGAATCGAATCATCTAACACCATTTCTAATCTTTTTAAATGAAATTCGGTAATTTTAAAAACCGCATTTTCTAAAACATCATATGCATCACGATTCTTTTTCAAATTTAATAATTTCGTAGAACTTTTTATTTCCGTAAAAGGAATTAAAACATCTAAATTTTCATTAATTTTCCAAATGTGAATAGGATTCATGGTTGAATTATAATGATTCAAATGAATTGTGTTTATTTTGTTATAAACAATATATTTATTCATATTCCATTAAAAAATAAATATAAACAATATGCGTTCATATTTATAATCT